GCGATGTTGATCTCGATGCTGATATAGAAGTGCTGGGTGTTGATTACAACACAGGAACTTGGAAAATAACCTACAACGGAAAACCATACACAGTAAAAGCTGATTATTTTTCTCGAGAAGATCTCAGCCGTTGGCAAATTCCCGACTATGATGTTGAGATCATCAATCGCAATGGCAAAAATATAATGAAGGTGATTGACTGGGACAACGAAGGTTCTAGCAAGACTGACCGTCAAATAAGAATGGTCAACACTATCATTGCTTATTTAGATACAGAAAATGCACAAGACATACAATACATGGCTTGGAAAGATCAAGAACTTGATAACGTAACTGCTCACGAGTTTTACAATGACATAAGAAATTTTTACCACAAAGATCAACAAAAAATAGACCAGACTGTACAATGGCTGTTGAAGAACATGACCAATGATGAAGCTCGTGAAGGTCTTGCAGACTACATAAAAAATCCAGTAAATCCAATGGATTGGAACACAAAAGAGAATCTAAAGAACAACCGCACGTATATGTTATACATGGCCTTTAGTTATTCACGCGAAGGCAACACTGAAATGACACCAGGCATGAACTTGCCAAAGATTCAGTTGAATGATCCTGATGACGAAGATGAACTACAGTATCAGTTAGATGCATTGTTTAAAAAGGTAGAATTTAAATTTGATGCTTTTGAAAACAAAATAGTTGAACTAAGTAAAAAATTCTGGCTTCCCGATCCAGACTTGGGTTCTGGCATGGGTAATCGTGAAATGTTTTGGGAACTAATCTGTCAAACAGCGTGGCCTAAAGAATACAAGTATACTCGAAACGCAGCAACAAATATTTTGAAATTTAAAGCTGAGGTTGACAAGTATGCTAAATCGTTTAACAGTTCGTTGATAAAGATTGGCTTGCCTGGCATTAGTGAATATGCCATATGGTACGGTGTGTTGAGTGACGATCTAACAGAACAACAAGTAAACTACTTTGCAACCCCAGAAGGATTTGCCAATGTTGCCAATGGTAAGATTGATGTGTCAAAAATGATCAACGACAACATGCAACGAAAAAGTTTGGAAGAAAAATTAGGCGACAACCGTCCCAAGCTGGGCAGCAAGCGTGATGCAGGCAAGAGTGTTCGCAAGTGGCGCAAGAGCCGTGGACTGGATGAAACTGATCAAGTCAATGAAAAGTCCGTGAGCCAAGCACAATTCCGCACCATGGCAGCAGCCGCACACAATCCTGAATTTGCAAAAAAAGTTGGCATCAAACAGTCAGTAGCAAAAGAGTTTAACCAAGCCGATAAAGGCAACAACTACAAAAAATTACCTGACCGTACCACCGAAGGCGCTCCTGTCACAACAACTCCTGGATCAATTAATCCTGGTGGTGCTGTTGACAATTTCAAGCAGCAAATGGCCAATAATACCGAAGTTGCTTATCAGAAAAAACTATCTGGTGTAGGCGAAGGTGAACAACAAAAGGGTGCAGACTATCGTGATCCGCCCGAAGCCGACTACGGCGATGACTACCAAGACATGGTTGCCAGAGTAAAAAAGCTGGCTGGCTTAGGTCCATTAAAAACTGTGTATGATCCTGCCAAGCGTGTGTATCGCAATGTGCCTACAGCAGTTCAACCTAAAAAATGAGAGCTGAAGAGTTTGTTACAGAAAAGAAACGCCACCGGCGTTTGAAAGAACTCACCTTCATGGGTTCACAATGCACCAAAGACTGTTCTGGACATCGTGCCGGATACAATTGGAGCATTGCAAAAGGCCGCAAGAGCGCAGCCTCATGGTCAAACTCATTCAACAAAGGCGCTGAATTAGCAGCTACTGGACATTGACCCATACATAAGTGCATGATTGATATCTGCACAGTTGTATTTGAATCCGAACTTGACATACTAAAACTACAAGCCCGTAGCATTGAACTTTATTGCCAACGCATTGGCTTGAAGAATATCTTTGTGATGGTGAATGATTCCAGCACGGTAGATCCTGCCTGGTATGGTTCATTTGCTGACCGTGTGCGTGTTGTTCCAAGATCCGACTTTGACTGCGAGTGGAGTGACAACGGATGGGTTAGCCAACAAGTGTTAAAAATGTTAGGTGCAGCAATGAGCGACAATGCTTGGTGCATGATCGTAGACGCCAAGACAATGTTTGTGCGACCAGTTGAGCTTAACCAAGTGATAGTAGACGGGCGTGCTGCTACAGGAAGCCTGCCACTCTACCCTGTATTTGAACCCAGCCGAAACATAACCAACCAGTTGTTTGGTATCGATTTGCCGGAACAATTAGGTCCTGGCGGCGTACCATTTTTTGTTGAACCCAGTTTAACAAGAGAAATGATCAAGGAAGTAGAACAGAGAACTGGTCAAGACTTTACGGACTACTTTCAACAGCAGGGTATGCTTACGGAATTTATACTGTATTCGGGCTATGTGTGGTACCGAGATCAAACATTCAACAATAGATATTACGAAAAATCAAACATCTTGCCTTGCAATATTTGTCACAGCGAAACAGGTATATTTGATTCAAAGTTTGCTGCAATGAATCATCCACGTCCTCTTACAGTGAGCATACACAGAAATGCATGGTCAAAACTAAGTAAAGAACAACAGCAACAATATCATAGATTGTTGTCTGAACGAGGAATACTATGAAAGCCTTGTGCATGGTAGCACACCCAGATGACTGTGTGATCTTTGCACTCAGTTACATTCACAATCATCCAGAAATAACCTGGCACATTTGCTATCTAACATATTGCGAGTGGGAACCCCGTGCGCGAGAACTCAAAGAGTTTTGGGCCAAGAGGAACATACCTTGTATCTGTTTGGGCTATACCGACGACTATAGAGACATTGAAAACAAAAAAATCAGCTTTAACGAAGAACAAGCAAGAAGAGAGATAGGCATTATTATACAAACATATGACATGATATTGAGTCATGACCAAGAAGGCGACTACGGACATATACATCATGAGTTTGTGCATGACTGTGTTCGGCATCATCCTCGCTTGATTACATTTGCCAAACCAGGCGAAGGAACTGTCACGTTGACTGTGCCACCAGATACATATAGCATAGATGAACTGCCACTGCATGGCGAAATTGTTCGTGGCTTTCATCCCATAACACATCAAAACGATTACAAGGAAACACAATGAAATTAATGGTAGCAGGCTGCTCGTTTTCAGCCGTGAGTCAAACTTTGCCAGGTACTGCTTGGAGTGAACGGTTAGCAGAAAAACTGGGCAACTGGGAACTGGTCAACCTAGCACGCCAAGGTTGTAGCAACGGTGGCATTCGCATACAGATGGATGAGATCCGCAGACAGCGTCCAGACTTTGCTGTGATTGGTCCTACCTTTTGGGACAGAATGGAAATACCTGCAAACTCTGTGCCATACGATTGGACTCAAGCACCTAGTGCTGGTGAAAATCCGCCGCTAGAACGACACCTACAAAATAGAAAACTGGGCAATGGCTATCGTAGAGAAGATGGTATACGCAATGTAAACTATGGTCGAGAGCAGTCAAACATGATTTGCGAAACAATCTTTACTCTAGCAGAAAACTTTGAACATCCATATAGAATGGGCCGAATTACCAAACAGGCGCAAAATGGTGTGCGCCATTGGATTGACTCAATCTATGATAATGCTTGGAAAAAGCAACAGGATGAGTGGATGATCCGTGAAGGTGTGATCACTATGTTCTTGGATAACATTAAGTTTTTGGTGTTGCCAAATTTGTTATGGCCCTTTGATCCTGCCAATGTCAATCAGTGGCGCGAAGCATTTCCCGCTCTTGTGCCTGATCACTACATTAATTTGGATGTTGCGTGTTCACCACAGTCTATATGTGGTAACAATCCGTTTCGAGGTGAAGATCCTGGCTATCACTCAAGTGCTGCTGGACAAGAAATCATTGCTGAAAACTTCTATCAGCACTGGCTTAAATCGTTTGCGTGATAGCAGGCAAGCAACTCAGCTCTTCTAAGCATCGATCAATGGCTCTGTGCATTTCTTGTGTTTTACTGGATTTAAGTCTGTGCAATCGGTCATGATTGTGATCTAATATGGGTTTGACTTTGGCTAACAAATGTTGGGGATTTTGCTTGCTTAACCATTTGACCTGGTCAAAGGCACTGTGCCAACGTTTAATATCTTGAATTTGTAAGTCATAACTTTCGTCTAACACACTGTCAAAAGTTTCAAACCCCAGGCTGCGAAGATAATGCAAAAAATACGGTGCACCAAAATGCACAAATAATCTACGAGCAAACAAACACTTACCAACTTTTTCAGCTGCCAAGAATGTGTTGCCGTAGCCTAGTGTTTCTACAAGAATTGTGAAGTAAGTGCGATTATAGATTTCCCAAGGCACAATACCACTGATACTATAGTCTAGATGATCAGAAACTTCCCAATCAGGATTGAGATTGGGACTAACATAGGGCCAAGGCACTGTTAGATCAGGAAATTGTGCCTGCACATGAGGTGGTGTATCCACACAATCTCCACCTTTGAAAATGTCTCTGTAAGTCACAATGGACTGATCAAGAAGGCCACTCTCAAGCATGGACAACATCACATATTCTCTATGTGTGCGTCTAGCACCGCACAAGCAGTCGAACAAAAACGGTCGTTCAAGAGGAAAATCATCACGCTGCTGATTCCACTCCATAAAATTCAATGCCCAACCTGGACGGTAAACAACTCGAGGATGCAAATATTCGTTGTGAGTTAGACCACCAATGAGCAACAGCCAACGGCTAATGTGTTTAGTTTGTAACCAGTTTAACAGTTGTTGTTGCGGGCGGAATTCTATATCGACAAACAAAACCAAATCAAAAAGACTTGGATCCATAAGCTCATACTCTGGCAACCATGAGAATTCTTCAGGATTGTCATAGTAAACTGGCAGCACGGCCACAGTGTAAGGCTGCATCAAGGCAGTGTAGTAATCTACCACTTGATCAGTATCGAATCCCCAATCTCTGGCCTGCATGCCTGGTGAGTAAACTTTAAGTTTTTTGATCGAGTCGAGCACGAATTTTGTCCATGTAGTATTCAAATTTTGGAATTTCCAATCGGTCCCAGTCAAACTGTAAACTGCGACTTAGGTCTGGTACTGCGTCACACACAGCAGTATGGTAAGTGGGATCAAAATCACCAATTTTTTCCATGTCGTCATAGTGATATCTACGCTGGAATTCCATGGTAATATCCTGACGACTCATGGCCCAGTTACCAATAAATTCATACTCGCTGAACCACCGAATCAGCTCACCATTGCCCCAAGGTGGCACAGTAGGCTCTGGCGGGCATGAGTCAATCATGGCATCTAACCATTTTTTCTTATGGGTAGTTTCAAGAAATTTTACTAGGTCGTTAAAATCTTTTTTCAACACAGGCACAAACTCACTGATAAAACAATGTGGGGTTAGTCGTTCAAATCCTAGTGCATTCTTGATGCTTTCATAGTAACCCCAGCTGTGACGTTCGTTTTCCAGCACCATAAAATTGAGCTTGCCATCTTTAATGGGCTCATAGTCTTTGATCAACAAGCAATCACAATCATGCATGATCATGAGATCATAATCAAGGTAGTCTAAAAATGCAAACTTTAGGGCCTGTTGACGCAACCAGTATGTTCTGTAGTCGCCGTCGAATACCCAGTTGTTGACTTCGGGGTACAGTCTGTAAATTTCACTATCAGGAGCATAGTCAAACTTTGTGGTGTCTATGCCGTGCTTTTCAAATACTGCCCAAAGTTCATCTTTGGGAACAGGACTGGCAATGCAAGTTCTGTCCACACCAATGAGGTGTCGGGTAAACTCTGGTTGCAGGCTCATGATAGCATGAGGTACACGATATCGTGCTAGGTATAAAATTTTTGCGCTGGTCATATCATTAATTATGAAGTTGCAACAACAGCAGTTGGTTTTCCACAGGTGTTAACACATTGATATGGTCTGCCTTCGGCAATGCTAGAATGATTCCATGCTTGTTCTATACTTTCAAACCATGCTAAACAATGTTCCAATGAATACTCAAGTGCATTGTTTTCTTTTACCATTGGTGCTAATTCTTTGTTTCCCGGATGACTCATAGTTTGTGGATAAAACCCTAAGTAACAGCAAGGATACACAGACCCATCAGCTGCAATGTATATTTCTTGATTTTTCTTGTGCAAGCAATCCATTGACAAATTTTGCACATCTTTATGTGAACGGAAAGTTTTTGCATCATACCATGTGACATGATTTTCAATTAACGCTTCAATGGGTGCTGCTTCACCCGGCTGTGTGGGACCAATGGTATGACTAAATTTACCAGTTCTAGTGTACACTGGCCCATTGTCGCGACCGTCGTAGATATTTTCAAAATCAACAAATCCCAGGTCCTGAGCCATTTGTCTACAAGACTGTTCTTGATGACGATTGTGATCAAACGGCACAAACCTCCATACAGCCCGGCCACCTGCTCGAATCAATGCTTGTGCATGTTCTATAATTCTATGCCAATCTGTATCTTGTCGATAGAGTCTATGAGTATCGGCTAGGCCATCCAATGCGAATCCCACAGTTACACCAGGCAACGCCAATCTGCACCACCATTCTGTGCTGCGTAAACTGCCATTGGTATTGATGTGGACTGGCACATTATGTTTGGCAATATACTCAACAATTTCCAATGCATCGCGAGCTGACGCAAAATCGCCAAGATTACCATTGAATGTGATTCCGCGAAATCCAAATATTGTTGGTACCCGACCATTAACCGGCGCGTCGGGTTGAATTAACTGTGCTAGTAACTCAGGAGTAACAATGTGTTTGAAATCTGCCAATGATAGTTCACACAAAGGGTATCCAGAATTAAAATCGGACCCCCTGTAGTTTCGCATGCACATAGGGCATCTAGCATTGCATCTTGTGGTCAATTCAATATGTAATTGACGAATTTCTGATAGTTTTAACATTGTGATATTTATAGCTGTATATTTGACTAAATATCTAATGCAGACTAAATCAGTTCAAGTTCAGTGTGATGTTTATTGCAAATGGGATGGCAGTGACACCCGCTATAGATTGTATGTCAACGACGAGTTGTTTACAGAAAGATCATGGATCTGGAACGGTAAAGATTACTATTTGGAAGAAGTGATAGCCATTGAGGCTGGTCCAGGTTTATACAAAATCAGATACGAATTACTTGAGCCTACCAACAGTAAATTAAAAATAAGAAATATGCGTGTGGCTACTAAAAATGCCGCAATACACGAAGATCAGACAACATTGGAAATACCATCATCATGAGAATAAAAGAAATCATGGAAAATGCGTCAGTGGGCAGCACTAGTGCAGGGTCTATTGCACCTGTGGAATCAGCATTGGGCATGCAATCAAGATCAGGCGGATCTATGTTGACAGGTAAATATGTAACGGGTTCTGATCCTACACCGAACACACCCAAGGAATACAAAAGGAATAAACATGTTAGCGGACGCTTTAAAAACTCTCCTGGCAACTGAGTATGCTTTTAGCATCAAAGCCCAGCTGTTTCACTGGAACGTGGAAGGCCCGGACTTTGCTCAATTGCATGAGTTTTTTGGAAACTTGTACGAAGAAGTCTATAACGGATCAATAGACCGAACCGCTGAATACATTCGCGCATTAGGCGACTATTCCCCTGGCAGTTTTGAACGTTTTGCTGAACTGTCAGAAATCAAGGGCCAGACCAAGATACCTCGTGCCCGACTCATGATTGAAGAACTGTTGGCCAACAACGACCAACTGTTAGAACTTCTTAATAAATGTTTTGCCATTGCTGAAAGTGAAAATCAGCAAGGCATTGCTAATTTTATAGCTGAACGCATTGATGCTCAACAAAAGCACGGCTGGATGCTGAGAAGTTTCTTGAAAGACGAAAGAGCATGAGCAACGACATTAGATCAATACTAGACCGATTGGCTGTGGTAGAAGGTACCACGCCAGTCAATGTCAAACATGGATTAAACTCTCAACAAAAATCAGTGCACCAACTGCCGGCATTGTTCAAGCCACATGGCATCCGAGTACTGGGCAGCAAGACTGATCCGCAACACCCCATGCACAAAGAACTAGTTGGCGATTCAGTTGAACCAGAAAAGAGTGCGTTAGAAGAAGCCATGCAAGAAGTTGAAGAAGATATGTTGAGCAAAGTTAAAAAAGACTTGACTCAGTATCTTGATCAATTAGAAAAGAAAGTTAGAGTTGATCGTGAACTCAAAGACAAAGCTCTTGATGCAGTTGATCGTCACGAAGTTGAAGAAAACGATTATGAGTTAACCGATCCCGGCACAGTGCATGATGTTGAGTCTCAAATTAACACTGCCGCTGCACAGCCACAACAGCCCATCAAAGTCATGGAACTGGATGATGGTGCTGTGTTTGAAATACACGGGGATGATACTGTGGGGTATGGTATACACCATCGTGGTCGTAGCCTGCCTAGTAGATTCCGAACATCTGACGAAGCAGGTATAGCAGTTGACTTGTTCCGCGCTCATAGACAGCGCAATCGGCCTGAACAAGATCTCAGTCAAGATTACATAGAAGAAAGATAAGTGTTATGAATATAAACGACATTATAATTTACGAAACTAATCAATTGGATGAGATTGACTGGAAAGGCATTCAAAAGAAAGCAGCAGGATTTCAAAAAGGCGCACAAGACTTTACAAAAAATGTTGCTGATACAGGTGCTGCTGTCGGTGGTGCAGCCAGTGCTCTTGGTGGTGCTGCCAAAGAAGTTGGTAAACAACTGATTGCCAAGCCTGTGGCAGCAACATACGGTGCTGCCAAGCGTGGTTTGTCAAAAGTGGCTGACGTAACCAAAGGCGTATATGGTGACGTTAAAAAAGGTGTACAAACCGGTGCACAAGGAATTGGAACTGCGGCATCTGACGCAGTTGGCGGTACAGCAGGCGCCCTTGGTTCTGTTGCCGGAGGTGCAACTACCGGAGTAGGTAGAGCCGCAGTCAAAGGTTTTCAATCAGGAGCACAATCTGTAGGAGGTGCGGCTGCACAACGCGGTCAAGGTGTATTTGCAACAACACCTACTGCTTCTGCCACAACTGCAACACCGGCTGCTCCGACAGCACCTGAACCAGTCAAACCCGCTCAGTCATTTGCGCCACGTGCAGCATACTCATATAATTATGACACGCCCTCAATGGGCACAACTTCAAGCACTACAGCAAAACAATCTGTAGATTCTGCCTTGGCTGCCATCAACAAGGTCCCCAGCAAAGATCGCCCAGCGGTGATGCAGTACGCCAAAGATAAAATTTTTGCCGTAGGACAACCTTCTGCAGTCACTGAAACATTGTCCTGGAGCAAAAAATTTGATCCCGGAATGACACTGTATCGCAGAATGAAACAGGAACAAAAATAATGCGACTGAATGAAATTACCAATCCAGTAGTTGATGTTGCGGCATTGAAACAAGAATTGGTAGCAAAACAGGCTGAATTTGAACGACTGGGCGGTATGAGTTATCAATACGCTGATCGCATGATGCCACAAGACTACGAAGCACAACAAGTGCATCGCGAAATTAACTCTCTACAGAGAAGAATTCAAGCCGCAGGCGGCTAACCAAACTCAGCCTTAGGACCGAGTGGGCGGCTGCTGCCTGGACTAAGGAATTCGCTACTCCATAGCCCAAAGTGAGCACTGATTAGATCTGCTGCTTGTTCATGTGCCCGAGGTTCAAAATGATTGCCGTCTTGTCTCTCATATCCTTTTGACTCACACCAAGGCCCAAATCCTTGCCCTTCAAATAACAATATTTTACTTTGATCAATTAACTTGATAATTGATTGCAAATATTCATCAGGATGTCGATACAATTGACTGTGTGTTATTTCGTTGTTGTCAAACAAAAACACATAAGGAATATTGCAAGATTTTAAAAAACTTTGTACCAATACCATTTCTTTGAGTGTTATACTTACTCCGGTATATTCCCATCGAGCTGGGCCTTGGTACCAGTGTTTTTCAAACTCTGATTGGTGTGTGGTTGAATTGGTAGAGGTCCACCCATGTTCAGTTCTAAATTCTGTTCGTGTGGTACTGGTCCAAGATACTAGCACCAGAGCATCTTGACAGTCATAACTCAATACTTTTCTTGCTAGTTTGCTGTTAGAACTTAACGGCTTGGCTTGTGAATGGTATGCAAGACCCAATTGGTTAGCAATGATTTGTGGATATGGCATAATCGTTTTATTATGTTTCATAATAGGACTAGAACCAAATGCTATTAGTTTGTTCATGCGTATTCTCGATCTAACCATGTTCTTGATATTTTACCTGATGGGCTTACCGGTATTGTATCCACTTGTTTAATTAACTTAGCACGACAATGTGGTCCTAGTGATAATAAAAATTGTGCGACATCAGTTGAATTGCATGAGCCTGCATACAAACATTTTACAAACGTTGATCCAAATATTACACAATGTGCCAATCCTGGCACACCTGCAAGCAATTGTTTTTCTAAACTTTCAGGATTTAATTTTTTACCACGAACGTTGATTTGGTCACGATGCCGGCCCAAAATTTTGTAATAACCTTTGTCATCCTGCTGTGCTAGATCTCCAGTGTTGTACCAACCAGGTTGAAATACACACGGACCTTGTATGTACAATTGACCATCTTCTATCTTTGCATCAGTTCCGTCAGGCAATCCAATGGTGCCCATACGCTGTTCACCATGCAACGGATTGGTAAAACAATGACTCAATGCTTCCGTCATACCAAATGCTTCACACACAGGCACACGAAACTTGTCAACAAGACGTTGATACAATGTGTCAGACATAGCAGCCGATGCCGATCTAATAAACCTTAACGATGTAAAATCAACATGTGTCAGTATCTGTAAAACATCAGGTATAGCAGTTATAAATGTTGGACTATATTCAGGCATACGTTTGATATTTTGTATGGATAGAAAATGTGTTTCGCATTGGGCATGTTTTGTAGCCCAATAAAATCCCTGGCCGTGTGCATGCCACAGTGGCATGATACTTACATATCGGTCATTGGCGGAAATGTCATAACTGCAACAAATAGTTTCAGAACGCAAATCTATTTGTTGCTGAGTAAAACTACAAAATTTGCTGTCTCCAGTAGTTCCACTGGTATACCAGAACACTCGCTCGTTGCCATAGTCCCCGCCGTCTCGGTATTGTATACCTAAATCAGTAATTAATATGCTCCAGTCAGCAGCATCCAATAAGTATTCTCGGCGAGCCATTACAGTTGCAGGATTTATAATCATGATGCTGTAATCATCAAGTTGATCTATATAATCATATGGGTTGTCTACACAAAGTACAGCTCGTTTCATTACTGTACTTATAAATTTATTAAAGGATAAAAATGTTTCAACCTCGATGGATAGAAAAAACCATACGTAGCATGGGAAAGGTAGTGACTTGGCGAATTTTGGTTACTATAACTAATTTTATAGGAGGCTGGCTGGCAAGTGGTAGTTGGCAAGTGGGGTTGGGTGTAGTAAGTTTTGCTCTAGTGGTCAACAGCATATTATATTATTTTCATGAACGAGCATGGAATCGGTTAGATTGGGGCAAGCAAGAACAAGTTTAATCTTGCAATTTATAACAGTATGCTGTATACTTGTTTTTTAGGAGGCTCTATGAGCAAGACATTTAACGGCGAACAAAAACTCAAACTTACCCAGATCATCAACGAAGGCATGCAAGTGCTTCACGAGATCGAAACACTCAACGGTGGACTTACTGACACCATCAAGGCCGTGGCCGAAGAGTTAGAAATCAAACCTGCTATTCTCAAGAAGGCCATCAAGTTGGCACACAAGGCCGAATTTGGCAAAGAGAAACAGGATCACGAAACTTTAGAAACTATTTTAGAAACTGTTGGTAAAACTCTATAAATACCTATGAGTCGCTCACATTACGAGCATGTATCAGGGCCTATCCGGCCACAAACGGAGAACAATGAGTTATATCGACGCACTTTTTGATCGTGAACACGATCGCATACATGTAGTAGAACGCCGTGACGGCGAACGAGTCTACAAGGAATACCCTGCCAACTACATCTTCTATTATGACGATCCTAGAGGCAAGTTCCAAAGTATTTACGGCACGCCTGTAAATAGATTCTCATCGCGCAACAACAAAGAATTTCGCAAGGAAGTTCGCAGCCAGTCAGGCAAGCAGTTGTATGAGTCTGACATCAATCCTATCTTTAGATGTTTAGAAGAAAACTACAAAGACCAGGATGCTCCTGAATTACACACAGCATTTTTTGACATTGAAGTTGCGTTTGACCAAGAGCGTGGATTCTCACCTGTGGCAGATCCGTTCAATCCTATCACTGCTATATCCGTATACTTGGATTGGTTAGATCAGATGATTACACTGACTGTGCCACCCAAACACTTGAGTTGGGACACAGCACAAGAACTGGTGAGCGAGTTTGAAAACACTATCTTGTTCGAGCGTGAAGAAGACATGATCAAGATGTTTTTGGATATGATTGAAGGTGCAGATGTGCTCACAGGTTGGAACTCAGAAGGCTATGACATTCCGTACACAGTGAATCGTACCACAAGAATACTCAGTAAGGATGACACACGGCGCTTTTGTTTGTGGGGACAGTTTCCCAAGCAAAGGATGTTTGAACGCTTTGGTGCAGAGAATCAAACTTATGACTTGGTTGGCCGTGTGCATATGGACTACATGCAGTTATATCGCAAGTACACATATGAAGAACGTCACTCATACTCATTGGATGCCATTGGCGAGTACGAACTGGGCGAACGCAAAACACAGTTTGAAGGCACATTGGATCAGTTGTACAATCAGCACTTTAAAAAGTTCATTGAGTACAACCGCCAAGACACTATGATTATTGCCAAGTTGGACAAGAAACTGCGTTTCTTGGACCTGGCCAATGAACTGGCACATGCCAATACTGTGTTGCTCCAAACCACAATGGGTGCTGTGGCAGTGACTGAACAGGCCATTATCAACGAAGCACATGAGCGTGGCATGGTTGTGCCCAATCGCAAGCAACGCCTTACTGATGATGACACACAGGCCGCTGGTGCTTATGTGGCATATCCTAAAAAGGGCTTGCACATGTGGATTGGGTCAGTGGACATTAATTCACTATATCCATCTGCTATTCGTGCCATGAACATGGGTCCAGAAACTGTAGTAGGCCAATTGCGTCAGACCATGACTGATCGACTGATCAAAGAACGCATGGCCAAAGGAGACTCATTTGCGGCTGCATGGGAAGGCTTGTTTGCCAGTTTGGAATACACAGCCGTAATGGAACAGCAACGTGGCACAGAAATTACCATTGACTGGGAAGGCGGCGAAGAGTCAGTTCACTCGGCCATGGAAATCTGGCACATGATCTTTGATTCAAATCAACCTTGGATCCTTACAGCCAATGGCACCATTCTCACTTACGAGAAGAAAGGTATCATTCCTGGCTTGCTGGAACGTTGGTACCGTGAACGACAAGAACTACAGGCTAAAAAGAAACAGACCAAGGATCCCAAAGAGATTGCGTTCTGGGACAAGCGTCAGTTGGTCAAGAAGATTAACTTAAACAGTTTGTATGGTGCTATTTTGAATCCAGGCTGTAGATTCTTTGACAAGCGTATTGGGCAGTCAACCACACTGGCAGGCCGATCAATTGCCAAGCACATGGATGCTCACATCAACGAGTGCATCACAGGCGAATATGATCACACAGGCAAGGCCATCATTTACGGTGACACTGACTCGTGCTATTTCTCTGCATGGCCCATACTGGAAAAAGAAGTTGCAGAAGGGCGCATGGAATGGTCAAAAGAAACTTGCATCCAACTGTATGACTCAATTGCTGATCAAGTTAACGAGAGCTTTCCGGCATTTATGGAACAGGCATTTCATTGTCCTAGAGACATGGGCGAATTGATCAAAGCTGGTCGTGAACTGGTTGCTGATCGCAGTTTGTTCATTACCAAGAAGCGTTATGCTGTAAACATCATTGACTTGGAAGGCAAGCGACTGGATGTGGATGGCAAGATTGGCAAGACCAAGGCCATGGGCCTGGATTTGAAGCGCAGTGATACCCCCAAAGTAATTCAAGACTTCCTGTTAGAAATTCTAAATAAAGTACTGGCAGGTACACAACGTGATGAAATTATTGAACGCATTAGAGAATTCAAGTATGAGTTTAAAGAGCGGCCGGGCTGGGAGAAAGGGTCTCCTAAGCGTGTGAACAACTTGACCAAGTATGGCAAAGAAGAAGAACGGCTGGGTCGTGCCAACATGCCTGGACATGTGCGGGCTGCGCTCAACTGGAACAATTTGCGTAGAATGAATTCAGACAACTATTCAATGCAAATTGTGGACGGTATGAAAACTATTGTGTGCAAGCTGAAATCAAATGCATTAGGTTGGACATCAATTGGCTACCCCACAGACGAGATGCACCTACCACAGTGGTTCAAAGACTTGCCGTTTGACGACTCAGAAATGGAAGCAACTGTTGTGGATCAAAAGATTGACAACTTGTTGGGTGTGTTGGAGTGGGACCTTGCGTCAGCTACCAATACAGAAAATACTTTTACATCACTATTCTCATTCGAATGAAACTAAGCCAAGTTGTTGCATACTTAAACATGTTAGAAAGCACTGACATGGATCCTTCATACGGTAATATAACTGACAAGTTAGATGATATTTTACACGCAGTAAAAACTCGTGACTTGCAGTACCAATCTGCAATTAGAGAGTTAGACGAACGATTAACAGATGTCAAGCATTTTATTTCTAGATTTGATCAATCACTTCAAGATCTTAGGCAACAGTTAAGAAACGACGTTGACCGACTTGCGCCAGAGTATTACGCCGAAAGTTGGAAGCGGTATGAGCAAGAAATGTGTTTTGAAACTGTAGAACATCTTATCAATCGTAAACTGCCTATTGAATTTGAAGATCACGAACGTCTACGTAATACAATAAAAAACTACACTGATTGGCGACTTCCCGGAATGGTGCTGGGTGCCAGGCGAGAAACATTTATCGAAGACATGGTACCAATGGATCCGTTGTATCTTATAGATCACAATAGAGAATTGATTAACGTTGCTATAAGTCCGTTCACGCAAGAATATCAACGTCGATTGAGGCCTTATGTGATCAACGACTGGAAAGACACAGAAATTTTTACAGAACTTCCGTCTAATCAATTTGGATTGGTATTTGCTTACAATTATTTTAACTGGAAGCCTATTGAGATGATCGAAAAATTTCTTGTAGAAATATATCAAAAACTACGGCCCGGCGGCGCATTGGTGTTTACCTACAATGAGTGCGACACCTGGTACGGTGTTGGTGCTGTTGAAAATACTTGGATGTGCTACACCCCTGGCAGTCGCATACAAACAATAGCCCAAAATCTTGGCTACAAAATTATTAATCAATGCACTGGTACCGGTAACATTGCTTGGTTTGAAATGCGTAAGCCTGGAAAAATTCAAAGTTTACGTGGCGGGCAAGTTCTGGCAAAAGTAATTCGCCAAGAATAGTTGCAAATTCTAAATACATCTGTTATAATCAAACACTTAGGAGTATATACAATGA